CCAGCACGCCGACGAGGTGATCGTTTGCACCAACGCCGGCAACCACGGGCGAAGCACGGAGAAGAACCGGATCGCCACGGAGCTCGACCACTCGTGGGAGCAGATGATGTATTTCACGCTCGCCCGGGAGGAGCAAAACAAAAATGTGGCGTGGCAGATCGCCGCCGGGCACCTCGGCTACGTGGATCTCGACGGCTTCCTAGTCCGCACCACGCACGGCCACAGCATTCGTTACGGCGGCGGCGTCTACGGTCTGGCCCTGCCGGCCAGCAAGTCGATTGCCCGGTGGGACGCAGGACGCAAGGCGGACCTGACGATCTTCGGCCACTACCACTCATGGGGCTGGCTGCGTGGGGCTCGCTACGTGGCCAACGGAAGCGTCATCGGGCACAGCCCATACGCCGAGCGTGTCGCCTCACCGGAGCGGCCCTGCCAAGGCATGGCCATCATCGACCACGGCCGCCACGAGGTGACGCGGGCGTATCCGCTGTTCTGCGACAGAGACCTCAGAGCGAAGCGTTGACGCATGGGCTACGACCTAACCGACGAGTATCTCGCCGAGGCCCGCCAGCGGGCGTACCGCTATCAGGGCCAGTGGACAGGGACGGCAGGGGCACTCGCGGCAGACGTAGCCAGACTTCTCATCGAAAGGAAAACCATGCAAGGGACAATCACGGACCTGACAGAAACCAACTCGCAGCTACGGGCAGCTGTGGAGACTCGACTCGCGGGCGGGTGCTGCGACGGTGGCAAGTGCCACGCCACGCCAGATTACGATCCGGTAGAGCGGTGGAAGGAAGCCACGCAGGCGAGTGCCGCCAAGTACGCCGAGCGGCTTACGGGTGACAGCCTGCTGGAGGACCATGGCGAGATCAGGCCCGGCTCGCGTGAGTTCCTTGAGGTGCTCGACGAGCTGCGGACACTTCACCTACGCAAGACAATGGACTACGGCGTAGACGAAGACGCACTTTCAAACATCCGCAGCAGTGCCGATGTCGTAAACATGCCCGCCTGGGCCGGTTGCATCCTGCGGATCTCCGACAAGATGCACCGGCTTAAGGCGTTCTTCCGGCGAGGCATGTGCGAGTTCGACGGCGTCGAGGACACGCTCAAGGACATCTCGTGTTACGCGGCGATCGCCTTGGTGCTCTACCGCGAGGAGCAGGCATCAATCGTCGAGTAGCCCCGGTCGCTCGCGGAGCAAGTCGCGTATCTGCTCGAGCTGCTGCCTGGTTTCCTCGCTCGGCTCGCCGTGCTTGAGGATGTTACGGCAGTGCTGGTCCACGGCCCAGATCGCAGCCTTGGCCTCGCGGCCCTGCATGGCGGCGTTGAACTCGGTCTGTTCTTCCGGCAGGCGGAAGCGAAGGATTGCGTGCATGTTCCAGATTCCCAAAGTGGAACGCCGCCCGGCGGGTTCGGCTGGCCGGATTATCGGGCCGGTGCCTGCCCGCCGGGCGACGTGAGGGTATTGGACAGAACTGGTCAAGGGTCACGCCGCTGGCGGCTCGTGCGGCCTGTCGAGGTCAGGCAGGTAGTCAAGGTTGGATTCCCGCCCGGTGATCTCCTCGTCGTAGTAGTGGTTCTCAGCCATCTCCTCGCTGCTGTGGCCCAGCTGCTTCCTGGCCGAGATCCCGGCCCGCTTCAGGTACGACGCCGTCGATTTGCGGATGGCGTGGAACGGCTTGTAGTCCACGCCGGCCACCCGGCAGAGCACCCGCAGGCTGTTGTAGGCAGACAGCGGCTCCCGGTCGTCCAGCCAAGGCCATACGCGAGCCTCTGGCGGGCCTTTCTGGGCCGAGAGCATCTTTGCTAGGTCGGGCGTGATCGGCCGCGTAATCGTCTCCCTGTGGCCCTTACGGGTGGCAGCCAGGAACGTGAGGGTGTGCCGCTCAAGGTCCACCTCCGACCAGCGGATTTGCAGCACCGCGCCGATCCTCTCGCCGGTCTGAAACATGGCCATGATTTTGGTCGGCCAGTACCAGGCCGCCGGCACGCCCGACACCAACCCTTTCCGCTGCCTGCCAACCTCCACCAGCCGCACGAGCTCCTCGGCCTTGTAGGCTTTCGGCACGGGCTTCGGCACCTTCGGCCTGGCGTAGTCGGGGAATTCAATCATCTGGCCGTCTGACCGCTTCCACCGCTTTTTAGCCAGCCAATTCCACAAGGTGCGGATGTGGGCCGAGTCTTTCGCCAAGGACGCCGGGCTAATCAGCTTCCACTTCGAATGCTGGGTGACACGCCGCCACCTCAGAAACTTGGCGATCGTCAGATCGTCCAGGTCGTCCACCGTCGGCTCCCGGCCCAGGAAGTCCCTCAGGCGGGCCAGCGTTGCCACGTACATCGCCACCGTCCGGTCGCACAGGTCCTTGTGTGGGGCAAATCGGTCAATCAATAGGTCTTTCAGCTGCATCTTCGCTCTCCTCTTTTGGGTTTGAGGGGCGATCCTAGCACATAGTGTACAGTTGTTCAAACTGCACCCCATCCGCTAGAAAGATCGCCCCGTTTCGGGTCGGTTGATAGTGTACAGCGTTTCGAGTGAACAGGGCAAAGCGAGAATCCGAAACTGGCAATCGTGCTGTGATATACGGACCAAGGTTGTCCACCTAAGTTTGCACACTACGCACGCTAGCGTTACATTCCAGGAATGATTGCCGTGGCCTCACCAGACAAAGAGTGGATCACAGTCGCCGAAGCGGTGAAACTCTGCGGCTGCACCGAGGGCTACATCCGGCGGCTGCTGATCGCCGAGGATCCCAGGCTGACCGGCTGGAAGGCCGGCGAGCGGGCGTGGCTGGTCAAGCGGGCCGACGCCGTGGCACTCAAGGCCAGCCTGTCCACACGCTCTGTCGGCAGGCGGGCTGAGAAGCCGGCGGCACCCAAGCCCAGCCGGAAGCGGAAGCCCTCGTAATCCTCGAGGAAAACCGCACCCAGAGAAATCTTCTCAAGAGCCCTTGCATGAAGTAACGATAACGCTACACTAGCTCGCGCAGGATTCTCTCGGCCAAGGAGGGCCAAGCGATGAAACAAAAACTCGACCGGCTGATCCAAGCCCTCGTTTTCATCCGCCTCGGCCAGCAGCTTGGCACCGACAGCGACCTCGCCCAGGCGGTCGCTCACGGCATCGACCTCGTTGTTTCCACGCTCTCCCGATTTCTTGCTTGACACAAGTAACGCTATCGGTACGCTCTTGCCCCAAAGTGACGTTAGCGGCACACGCAAAACTACGACAGATGCACGCAGTTTCTAGTTTCCAAAACACCAACTGGAATGCTTGACCACTAGATTGACTTACCTGAACGCCCGTATATCTTTGCCCCACACACGAAGGAGATGACCACGATGGATGCACACAGCTCGGAATACCTCGCCGCAGTCGCCGGAATGCAGGACACCTACGGCACCGGGTGGCGCGACACCGGCAACACGCTGCCAGCCGTCGGAGACTTCGTCTCTGGCATCACCAAGGGCAAGCACTGGAGCGGCCACATCGAGTGGTACTCCGACGACGACGCCACGGTGGTGGTGAACGTCGACCACGCATGGGTTCGGGTTCCCGTGAGGGACATCACGCACTGAACAGGACCGGCTAGCGGTGGAGCCGCTGGCCGGAAGGAGAGCCGTTGGAGACGGCACGGCAGGGAAGCATTCATCCGCCCGCCAGCAGGACGCGAAACGGGCTTTTTCATCAGTAGCACCAGTAGCAAAGGACGCAACATGGGATTCAAGAAAGCGACAAAGGCACAGGCAAACCTCCACGCGGCGATTCACGGGCCGAGCGGAGCCGGCAAGACGTTCACCAGCCTCCGAGTTGGCACGGGCCTTGCCGGCGGCAGGCCGATCGCAGTGATCGACACCGAGCGAGGCTCGGCCAGCAAGTACGCCGACCGGTTCTCGTTCGATGTGCTTGAGCTCGAGGACCAGTCGATCGACGGCTACGTGGCCGCAATCAGCGAGGCTGCCAAGGCTGGGTATGCGGTGCTCATCATCGACAGCCTGTCTCACGGCTGGCAGACGCTCCTTGAGGAGGTCGAGAAGCTGGCCAAGGCCAAGTACAGGGGCAACACGTGGAGCGCGTGGAGCGAGGGCACGCCGCACCAGCGGCGGCTCGTCCAGGCGATCCTCAACTACCCCGGGCACGTCATCGCCACCATGCGGTCGAAGACTGAGTGGACGACGGTGGACAACAACGGCAAGAAGACACCGCAGCGTGTCGGTCTGGCCCCCGAGCAGGGCAAGGGCATTGAGTACGAGTTCGACCTGTTGGTCGAGATCTCGACCGAGCATATCGCCAACGTGATCAAGGACCGGACGGGCAAGTTCCAGGACAAGCTGATCGACAAGCCTGGTGAAGACTTCGGCCGGCAGCTTGCTGCTTGGCTATCGGACGGGCTCCCGTCCCCTGTGGCTCCGGCGCCGGAGCCTGCAAGAACTGCCGACGCTACCGGCGGTACAGGGGGCGGCCAGCCTGTCGAGGTTCCGCTCGGAATCAAGATTGCCGAGCACATCGCACAGGCAACGTCCGTGCGGACGCTCGGAAAGATTGCTGACCGGATGGAGGTGCTTGTCTCGGAAGGCCAGCTGGCACCAGAGGCTGCCGAGCAGCTCACGGCTCTTCTCAACATGAGGCACCAACAGATCGAGCCGGAGGTGGCCGCCGATGCCGTGGCATGACTCGTGGACTTCGATGAAACGGAAGAAACAGGAACCCCAAAAGGAACAGCCAATGGAATGGGACGTTTTTAGTGACGACGAGACGCAGGTGGTGGCCGCGACGGCCGGCGAGAAGATCGACCTGCCAGAGGGCGTGCATGAGCTCAAGATCGTGACGACCGCCGACAGCGAGGCCGAGGCGTACCTCGAGCTGGCCCACGATGACCGCCGCTACTGGTGGGCCAAGGTCCGAGCCAAGAAGGGGCAGGGCTGGGCCAAGGCCCTCGTCAGGTCGCTGGCCGAGTCGCTCGGCATGACGGCCGCAGAGTGGAAGGCCACGCCGCTCGACGATCTCACCGGCCGGCGGGTGCTGGCTGAGATCTACCACAAGGTCGACAAGAACGGCCGGCAGTGGGTGAACGTCGGAAAGTTTCTGCCCATTCAACCGCTTGAGCAGGAAGCCACCGCGAAGCGACCGGCACGGACGCCAGCCGCCAAGGTCAAGGCATCTTCCCCGGCCATCGGGTCGGACGACATCCCCTTCTGAAAGGAATCACATGGCGAAGTTTGTACGCGATTTCGAGACGGTCGAGGAGGCCAAGGCCCGGTTGGCCCGCGAGGACCAGGCGGAGCCGCTGATGGTCGAGACGGATCTCGGCAAGGTGCTTGAGGAGCCAGCCCGGCCACCGCTGGTGATCAAGCCGGGACGCATGAACGCGAGCCGCGCTTTCAGGGCGGGCCGCGAGGACGAGTACAGCGACCGCATGAAAAGCAAGTTTGGTGGCGAGTGGTGATTGGGCACGTTGCCCTGGTTCGATTGTTCCACGGAGGGATCTGATATGTCCGCAAGATTCATGGTGATGATGACGCTGGCCCTGCTGATGGGTGCTGCCACGGCTCAGGCCGAGCAGGTGTTCACGGTGACGACGATCGTGTCGGCGCAGGATGCGGCCGACGACATGGCGAGGACCGGCATCCTGCGTCACTGCGGCCGGGCCGGTGGCCGGCGCGAGGGGATCGGGTTCAGTTCGGCTGGCCCTGACCAAGCGTTTCGCAACTGCTGCTACTACCAGGACGCCCAGCGAGGCCGCTACCGGATCGTGGAGCGTGGCGTGGCCCGTGGCCCGCGCGGCTGGTTCGCCGTGATTCGGTACGAGTGATCCATCGACCGGCCCGCCCTGGTCGTCGTGGCGTTTGCATCCGCCACATGGGTCGTTTCGCGGGAGTATCGAACAGACCACCGCAGTTCGGGCTGGGAAGCCTTCCCCGGTGACCGA